GGTCTTAGAACACCTGTTACAGCAATTACAGGCAATACAAGCATAACAGCAAATGATTCTGGTGAGACATTTGTATTTAATGATGCTGATGGCGCAATAATCACACTACCTGATTCTGGTGGTGGTGATTTAACTGGTGTATATTTTAACTTCTATGTAAACGCACAAATTTCATCAAATTCACATAAAGTTGTTTGTACAGACACAACTAATGAAAAACTAATAGGATCATTACATTCTATTGATACAGATGGTGATGCTAGTGCGGCTATATGGAATGCGCAAGCTAGTGACAGCTTTAGTGCTATAACTATGACAGGTGTAGCAACTGGTAAGCCTGGTACTTATTTCACAGTAACTAATATGGCAACTGATGTTTGGAACATTAGAGGTGAAGTACATCAATCAGGTGGTTCTGAAGTCACTCCATTTGCAACATCTTAATATTAACTTTTAAATTTTAAACTATGCCATACGGAAAAGGAACATACGGAAGCAAAGTAGGGAGACCTAAAAAGAAAAAGAAAAAGAAAAAGAAAAAATAAAACCGGCCCGGTGAAGGGCAATAACCAAAATGTTTAATTAAAAACCAAAACCATGACATTTTTTTATTCGACTAGAACGTGGAATAGTCAACCACAAATTTCCAAAGAAACCGTTGAATTTTGGAAGCATTTAGCTACCAAAAAGAACTGGAGAATAACCCAGTTACCAAATGGTTTTTACCAAACCGAGTACCAAAATCCGAAAGAGGAAGATACTTGGATTGATGTGACCAGAAGAGAAACCGTAGATGGAGCAGAAGCTGCTATCGATGGTTCAGTAGAACACTACTCTAAAAAGGTAGAGTTTATTGATGGTCCAAAAGTTATTAAAACTTTTAAATAGATTTATTAACTAAATTAAATTAAATTAAATGCAAAATCCACAAGACATTGTGAAGGCTTTAAGCTTTGGTAGTGATGCTAAAGATAGGGTTTTTACAGGGATAGATAAATTGACACAAGCTGTTAGCTCCACATTAGGGGCTAGCGGCAAGTGCGTTATCTTAGAAGACTTCATGGGAAGACCCATGATTACAAAAGACGGGGTAACCGTAGCTAATTCAATAAACTTAAAAGATCCTGTAGAAAATATAGGGGCAACTCTTATAAAAGAGGCTGCTCGTAAAACAGTTTCAGAAGCGGGAGATGGCACGACAACAGCCACTGTTTTAGCGCATAGTTTATTAAAAGAAGCAGATAATAAAGAAACTAGCGAAAGTTTACGCAAAATAAAGGAAGATATTCAAAAAGCATGTGATAACACTATTGAGTATCTTGAAAAAATAACAGTACCTGTTGAAGGGGATATGATTGATCAAGTAGCAACTATATCATCAAATAATGATAAAGAGCTTGGGGCTATTATAGGTAAAGCTTTTAAAAAGGTTGGTAAGAATGGCACAGTTATGATGGATGCTGATGGTAAATCAGGGGAAACTACAGTTGAATTAGTATCTGGATCTCAAATAAATCAAGGTTATGCTAACCAAAATTTTGTAACAGATACAGGTAAACAAACAGTAACATTAGAAAAACCTTTAATTCTTTTAGTTAGCTCTCCAATAAGTATAGTAAGAAAAATACAAACAGTATTAGAATATGCTGTTCAAAATAATAGATCAATACTTATTATAGCTGAATTAGAAAAGCAGCCTATGGCAGCATTAATAATGAATAAAGTAAAAGGCAATATAAAAGCTAATGTTGTTGCGCCTCCTGGTTTTAATTTTTGGAAAAGAGATTTTTTAGATGATATAGCGGCAGTAACTGGAGCTACACATATAAATGAAGAATACGGAGATGATGTAGATTTAATAACTCCAGATATGCTTGGTGAATGTGAAAGAGCTATTTCAGATAGTAAATCTACAGTATTAAAAATAAAAGAAATACCAGAAGAAGCTAAAAAAAGAATTGCTGATATAGAAGAGCAATTAAAAAGTCTTGACCCTAGTTTAAGAACTGAAAAATTAGAAGAAAGATTAGCTATATTATCTGGGAATGTTGCAGTAATATCTGTTGGTGCAAATTCAGATATAGAATTAAAAGAGAAAAAAGATAGAGTAGATGACGCAATACATGCTACAAAAGCCGCTGTAAAAGAGGGTATTGTTCCAGGTGGTGGTGTTGCTCTTTTAAATGCTGCAAATAACATAAAAGAAAAAACTGATGGTACAGAGATATTTATAGAAGCTATAAAATATCCATATAAAAAAATACTTGAAAACGCTAGTTTAGAGTATGTGCCACAAAAAGGGAAAGGTAAAGGAATAAATGTAATAACTGGTAAAACAGTTAATATGATTAAAGAAGGTATTATCGATCCTTTACTTGTAACTAAAAGTGCATTAAAAAATGCAGTGTCTGTTGCTTCAACAATATTATCAACTGATTGTATAATTAGTAATATGAGAGAAGAATGAGAGCAATAGGTGGATATTTAGTTATACAGGGCATAAAGGAGAAGCCAACCAAAACAAAAGGCGGTTTACTTCTTACAGATAAAATAAAAGAAGACATAAGATATAGACAAGGTCTTGTAAAAAGCGTAGGTGAATTAGTTCAAGGTGTAAAAGACAATGATAAAATTTACTATGATAAAAACGCTGGGTTCAAGATAGAAATTGATGAAGAGATATTTCTAGTAATAAAACAACAAGATGTTGTTATAGTCTTATGCGAAAATTAGAAGCTAAAGATCTTAGAAGCATAGGATTGTTCAAGCATTATCGTATTATACGAAAATGGGCTTGTAAAACATATAAATTAAAAGATGCTGATCTCGAACTTCTAATTTATTTTGATTGTTTAGATTTATTTACTAGACAAGATTATTTAAATGGCGTTTATACTTACTCTTGGGATAAAAATCGCTGGGAAAGGTTAAGACGCGAAGGTTGGATAGATACATGGAGGCATCGTAATAGAACAACAATTAAATATAGTATATACAAAACATCATTTAAATGTACTCAACTTATAAGTAGAATATATAGAATGCTGTTGGGTACAGAAGATTTACCAACTAGTATTAGAAGAAATAAAATAATGAAAGGTAATTCTTATTCAGATAAAGTAATGATTAAGGCTATAAATTTAATCAACAAAGACAAAAATAGATAATAATAACAAAAAAAATTAAAAATGGCATACGGAGATATAACAGATAGTCCTGGAGCTTACAGAGCACCTTCAAAAGGTGGTACTGAAACAGTAAGACACGCGGTTGTTTTAAAAGATTCTAGTACTATTGGTAGTGCTGCAATAGACTATACAAATAACTTGCTTGATCTTAGCGAACTTACAGCAGTTCAAGATACTCATAATAGAGCTGGTTTATATATAGGTACTGCTGGAAATGTTCTTGTAACACTTTCTGGACAGAATAAAAAGCTTGAAAAAGGTGCAGCTACAGCTACAACTTCAAACAAATTAACTGATTCTGGACAAAATTTTAGTAGTACAGTACAAAAAAGAGATGTTGTTGTAAATACAACAGATGGTACAGTTGCTTTTGTAGGAGCTGTTGATAGTGACACAGCGCTTAGTCTAGTAGATGCTAGTAATAGTGCTTCAAATATTATGGCTAGTGGTGAAAAGTATGAAATACATAGACCAGTACTTTTCCAAAATATCGCAGCTGGTTCTATACTACCTATTGAAGTAGATAGAGTATGGGCTTTAGCAACTACTACTACTGACATAATGTTACTTTACTAGGTCATGCCTAAGTTAGGGATAAAAACTAGTGCAACATGGATATATCCTACATCTGTAGTAATAGGTGGGGATATGGAAATAAGTGGTGTACCGTTAACTGCTGATCGCACATTCGATCCATTCGCAGACAGCACGCTTTTCAAGGCAGACGCAACACAAATGTAAAAAAAATAAAATAAATGGCTTTACAAACTATAAACATAGGTTCAAGTGCTAATGACGGTACTGGGGATACGCTCAGGGCCGCATTTGACATTTGTAACGATAACTTCGCTGAAATATACGACAGTACTACTGCATTGCCTTATCGAATAGAAGGCACAAACTTCACAGGTTCTTTAATCATAGGACATAGTACCGTTGGTACACTTTCCTCAGCTACATACAATACCGCATTAGGATTAGGCGCATTAGACGCTATAACACAAGGTGACTATAATGTTGCCGTTGGTTATGATGCGGGTACTAATATAACAACAGGTAGCCAAAATATTTTAGTTGGACGTCAAGCTGGTGATGCATTAACTACGGGTAGTGATAACATAGCTGTAGGTCATGGTGCGTTAAAAACAGAAGATACACATGGCAAAAATGTTGCTGTTGGTTACGAAACATTAAAAGTACAAAATGCCGGAGCTGACGCATATAATGTAGCTGTTGGTTATAATGCGGGTGTAGCTGTTTCAACAGGAACATTAAATACTATAATAGGTGGATTAGCTGGTCAAGCATTAACAACAGGCTCAAGAAATATACTTATAGGTGTTCGCGCTGGGGATGCTCTTACAGATGGTAATTATAATGTAGCTATTGGTTATCAAGCTTTAACTGATGATGATCAAGGAGAGCATAATACAGCTGTTGGTTATTTTGCTTTAGAAAATTACAATGGTGGAGATAATACAGGATTTAATACAGGTATTGGATCACAAGCTGGAAGAAATATATCAACAGGTCAATATAATACAGCAATTGGTAATCTTACAATAGGTAATGGTGTTACTACTGGAGATAAAAATACAGCTGTAGGATATTATGCAGGTTATAGTATTACATCAGGTACTAGAAATACAATAATAGGTGGTAATGCTGGTGACGCTTTAACCACAGGTGTTGATAGCGTTGCTGTAGGACACAATGCTTTAGGAGCACTTACAATAGGTCATAATAATGTTGCAGTAGGTAAAGATGCTCTTGCAACATCTGTAGATGGTGACTATAATGTTGCTGTAGGATATGAAGCTTTAAAAACATATGAAGACGGTGATGGCAATGGCTTTAACACTGCTATAGGTGCAAAAGCAATGAAACTTGCAACAACAGCAGAATATAATACATCTTTAGGTTACAATGCATTAGGAAACGCAACTATGACCGGAGATAGTAATGTTGCTGTAGGTTATGCCGCTGGTATGGAAATGACGTCAGGTGTAAATAATGTTTTAATAGGTAGAGGTGCTGGTGACGCTATAACTACAGGTGATCAAAACATAGCTATAGGTCATTTAGCTTTATCTCAAGAAGATAGTGGTAATAATAGCACTGCTATAGGATACTATGCTTTATATAATCAAAATAATGATAGTGATAATTATAATGTAGCTGTTGGACATAGCGCGGGTCAAAGTATAACAACAGGTACTTTAAATACATTAGTTGGGGCTTTTGCAGGTGATGCTTTAGTTACTGGCGCTTATAATACTGCAGTTGGATATGAAGCTTTATCTACAGAAGATGGGCATAGTACTAATACAGCAATAGGGTATCAAACCTTAAAAGCTCAAAATGCCGGAGCTGATGCATACAACGTAGCGGTAGGGCACCAAGCTGGATTATTAGTTAGTACAGGTACAAATAATACAATTGTTGGTGGTCTAGCCGGTGATGCACTTACAACGGGTTATAGTAATGTAGCGATAGGTAGAAATGCTTTATCAACAGAAGATACAGGTAGAGCAAGCGTAGCTATAGGATATTACGCATTAGCAACTCAAAACAGTGATACAGCAAATTACAACACAGCTGTAGGTTATGCTGCAGGACAAAACGTTTCAACAGGTATTAAAAATACTATTATAGGTGGATTAGCCGGAGATGCTTTAACTGCGGGTGGAGAAAATGTTGCAATAGGATATAATGCTTTATCTACTGAAGACGCTCACGGTAGAAATGTTGCTATTGGAAATGATACTTTAGCATCACTAGACGCTGGGGCTGAAGGTTATAATACTGCTGTAGGTTATGGAACTGGTTATGTAATGTCAACAGGTACTCAAAATACATTAGTAGGTGCTTTAGCAGGAGATGCTATTACTACAGGTTCTGACAATATTGCTATAGGTTATGCTGCTTTAAGTTCTTCTGATACTGGTAGTAGAACTGTTGCAATAGGAAGTTACGCGTTAGAAGATCAAAATCCTACTGGTGCTGATTATTTTTATAATATAGCAATAGGATATGCAGCTGGTAAAGAAATGACAACAGGTACTAACAATACTATTATAGGTGGTTTGGCAGGGGATGCTTTAACTACTGGAGAAAGTAATGTAGCTATAGGAAAAGAAGCATTATCTACTGAAGATACAGGTCATGATAATACTGCTGTTGGATTCCAAGCTTTAAAAGATTTAAATTATAACGGAAGCGGTTATAATACTGCTATTGGTAGAAGAGCGGGTTATACTGTATCAACAGGTACAAACAATACATTAATTGGCGCTGCGGCAGGGGATGCTATTACAACTGGTTCTTGGAATGTTGCTATAGGTAAAGATGCTTTGGGTGCTACTGATGTTGGTGCATATAATGTAGCTGTTGGTGGTCAAGCTATGCTTAATAACGTAGATGGATCTAGAAATACAGCCTTAGGATATGGTGCTTTACAAAATATGGATCCTGCTTCTGCAGTAGATACATATAATATAGGTATAGGATTTAATGCTGGTTTATCAGTTTCAACAGGTACACAAAACGTTCTTATTGGTGGTTTAGCAGGCGACAACATTACTACAGGTAATTATAATATTGCTATAGGTCATGGAGCTTTGCAAGCCGAAGACGCGCATGGTAAAAATGTAGCAATAGGTAGGCAAGCTTTATTTGCACAAAACGCTGGTGCTGATGCTTATAATATAGCTATTGGTTATAATGCAGGAGTTTCTGTTTCAACAGGTGTAGATAATGTATTAATTGGGGGTAATACTGGTGATGCACTTACTACAGGAGCTTATAACGTAGCTATGGGACG